ACAGGATGTGTTTTAAGTGCATTACAGTATGTTGGTTTATCTAGTGTAAACAATCGTACATTTACAGTAACAGGTACAAACTATTTTGGTGTTAGTGTTAATGGTTGTGTATTTGATAATAATATGAGTCCTTTGACTGCTTTTGTCTTTTGTAATAATTCTTACAACCGTGGAATTATACCTAATAAATCTTATTTTTGTAATACTTCATATAATACAGGAACGATTAGTAATTCCGGTATCTTCTGTCAAAATAGTTATAATATCGGAACAGTAACTAACGTAGTATTTAACCAATGTAGTTATAATGGTAGCAATGGAAAATACAACAATCTTATAGCATATAACAGTTTACAGAAAGGAATAAATTCTACTAATATTCTTGCTCCTGATATAGCTACAAATTATTAAATTATTATATTTGGATTATAATCGAAAAGTATTTCGTTTGACTTTGATCCTAAAATCGCTTCGACAAATTCATCTTTATCAAATATACTGTCAATATTATCATAAGGACATTCGTAAAACCTTCCACCTGTCCAATCATCAGTCTCAAGATATGAATCAGGTCTATGTCTAAATGCCTCCGGTGATTTTGGTAGAATATTAGTATGTAATTTATGACCAAAAACAACTGGTGAATTTGAGATCCACCCAACCACCGCTGATTTATTTAATGCAGCAGCTGCATGTTGAACAAACGAATCAATTGCGAGTACTTTATCAGACAGTGCAATATAACAAAAAAGATTTCTAAAATTATCAGTTAAATGGAAAGTATTATTGATACCTATTTGGTTTTCTCTTTTTATTTGAATTACTTTATCAAAGTTATCTCTAACAGAATCTACAACTTCTTGTGCAAAATTAGGAGGTAAATCTCTAGCCCATGAATATGGATGTCCTTGTACATCTGCACCACCAGAAGATTGTACAATTAAAATCGGACCTTTCTTATCAAGAGTTGCACGAACCGACAATAATTCTCTCTCAGTTAAAAATAATTCTGGTTTAGTATCAATACATTTTATGTTTAAAACATCACACCAAATTTCAGCAAGAGATTTTTTGCGATAAAGAAGATCTCCGGAATGATATGGTTCCATTCTTAATATTATGGAATCTTTATTATCGATATAATCATCATAAAAATAAGGAAGAGAACCAAATCTAAAAACTCTATAAATGTTTTTATTATGTAAAAAAACTTCAGGATAACCACAAACGACAATTAATTTATGTTCAGGGTATGCGGCTTTAATTGATTTGACAACAGCAGTTGCAACAATATTTTTACCACAACCTCCATCGATATGAAATATTACGTATTTGTCCATAAATTTTAAACGCTGTAGCCAAAGGGTTTTTGATACCATGCAAAATTCGCATCAATCCAATCACAAGGTTGTTTACCTAGGATATCAACATAATCTGCTTTTACTGGTTTAATTGAAGATCTGACTGTATGTAAATCTTTTGTCATTCCGTAGATGGAATCATCCACCTCAACAGTCTGTTTTATGTTATCGAAATCATGCTTATAAAAAGGTAAATCTAAATATTTGTAAATTTTGTTCATTTCTCGTTCAGGATAACTTGTTAAATCTTCTGCTCTAATATAGAGAATTTCTTTATTAATACCTTCTAAAATAGTTTGTTGAAGTCTTTCAAGTGCTAATCCAACAGGAGGAGTTGCTAACCATGCATCAATTCTTTTAGCAGTACTAGTACCTTTCATTTCTTGATGGTTTTGAATATCATGATGATATTCAGGTTTTTTTCTATGAAGTTTTTCCATAGAAGAAAAAATACTTTTAAGGTTTCTTACCATACAAATCATTTTTGGTTTATAAGGCATAAACCCCTCAAACCAACGATAATGAATTGTACCACCCCGTGTTTTTATACAAAGATTTGGTTTATCAGTATACGAATTTGCATAACCCTCCAATCCACCCAAACAAAACCCTCTCCAAGTTTTTATCGACAATACTTCTCCCATCGCCTTTACTTCGGGAGTATTTGTAAAATTCATCCTAGCACCATACAAATATTCTAATACTGGATCTGTTGGTGTTGCTTGTATTTCGGGATTTTGATTCAAAATACATTGTAGAAGTGTACTCATACTTCTAGGCATAGAAGAATTGAAGAATATGTTTTTCATCTATCGTATAATTTACATGGTTTTTTTAAAAACACAAGTTTCTTGATAAATAATATTTTTGAATAAATATTAAAAATGCCTGATTTATTACCAACAGCAAATAGACAACCGGATAACGGAAGAAATTTTATAGCATCTATCTTACAAAAACTGCCTTACATGCAAGATGCAGTTGATGCGGATTTTGGAAATCCGAAATATGAATTATTTGATAGATTAGCAAAAAGACATGAATATAGAGTTTTACAGCAATCGGTCATTACGGGACCACATATGCGTCAGAACGATATGTATAATCCGGGTTCCTTTGCATCGGATCACGCATATCACAAATACATCTACGCCAGAGTAGACACTGATAAAATTCGTAGAATATCTGAATATAGAAGAATGGCATCATATGCTGAAATTTCGGACTGTCTTGATGAAATATGTGATGAGTTTTTAAATAAAGATGAACAAGATAAAATCATAAGAATTGGATTCTCATCATTTGGTAAGTTAGATTCAGAACAAAGAACCGAAATAGAAAAAGAGTTTTATAAATTTATTCAAATTTATGATTTAGAACATAAAGGATGGGGATATTGCAGACAATTATTGATTGAGGGTGAATTGTTTTTTGAAAATATAGTACATGAAGAGAAGAAGGATTTAGGTGTTATTGGTGTGCTCTGTATACCGGGCGAACTAATAAACCCTGTCTATGATAATGTTCAAAACAACGTAATAGAAAATTTCATTTTTCAAAAACCAATAAGTTTACAACAAAATCAATCCGTTGGTAACAATCCACAACCACCACCAATGGGTCAGAATAATTTACAACAACAGATTATTACATTTAATGGTAATCAAATTACATATATAAATTCCGGAATGTGGAACGAAGACATGTCCATTAGAATTCCATTTATTGAAAATGCCAGAAGATCATATAAGCAAGTTTCGTTACTGGAAGATGCGGTCGTCATTTATAGAATGGTTCGTGCTCCAGAGCGTTTGAAATTTAAAATCGATGTTGGTAATATGCCTCCAGCAAAAGCAGAGGCGTATTTAAGACAATTAATGCAATCTTATTGGTCTAAAAAGACATATGATTCGCAGCAAGGACAAGGACCAGCAAACATGTATGATCCACAATCAATGTTGGATTCTTATTGGTTTGCTAAGAAAGGAAACGAAGGCGGTAGTGATGTCGAAGTTTTACAAGGCGGTGCTAACTTAGGTAAAATTGAAGATTTAATGTACTTCGTAAATAAACTTTACAAGAGTTTAAAAGTTCCATTAACTAGATTGAATCCGGAAGACGGATATAAAGATGGTGCTGAAATTCTTCGTGAAGAATTACGTTTCGCTAAATTCATTTTAAGGTTACAGAACCAATTTACGGAAGGCTTAAAACAAGCATTTGTTACGCACTTGAAATTACGTGGATGGTGGAGAGAATATAAATTACATGAGTCTTATTTTGATCTTCATTTAAATCCACCATCTAGTTATTTTGCAATAAGAAAGAATCAAGAATTCGAATTGAAGTATAAGACATTTAATGATATAGCTGCAAATGAATCAATATCTAAAACATTTGCACAACGTCATTATCTTGGATTTAACGATTCTAAGATTAGTGAGAATATGGAATGGTTAAGAAAGGATGCAGCATTGAATTGGGAATTACAGCAAATTTCAAATTCCGGTCCCAATTGGAGAGAACACATTCAAGCAGCAGAAGAAGCATCTAATGCATTGGGTGCTGGGGGAGCAGAACCCGCAGCAGGTGGATCTGCTGCTGGATTAGGTGCAACTGAAGGAGGAGCAGCAATTCCAGAATTTGGTGGTGAAGCAACACCAGAAGCGGGAACACCACCAGAAGTAGGTGGGGGAGAAGCAGAAACTTCTGAAGAACCCGCACCAGTTCCAGTTTCGTAAGATGGAAGAATTCATAATATCAGCTAAACCACATCCAAATGATGTTAATTTGTACAATTTTATTGTACATGATCCAAAATATAATGAAATAGATTCAAATTTAGTTAATATAACTGGAAAAAGTTTTTGGAATATTAGAAATGTATATTTAAGTTCGCAAAATTACAATATATTCAATACGCCCGTCACATTCTATAATCCATTTTCATCTGTTAGTAATTTATCTCTTACAAATATTGGATTTTACGGTATAGAATTAAACGATTATATTGTTTTATCTGATAAAATGTTAACATTTTCAATTTCTGGTGTTTTTAATCAATCTGGTTATTTCGATGTGATTATAGAAAATGAAGCAGGATTTGGTATCTTATCAAGAGATAGTTACGTTCCATTCATTAGTTCATTTAAAGATGAAATCGATATACAGAAGCCTTGTGTTTCTGGAATTTATATTAGTTATATTTCTTAGATAAGTAATTAGGTAATGCCTAATATACCCACAACATCAGTTTTACCTAATAATTTTCATGGTAGTTTGACTTTTAATTCTACTATTAAGAGTTATGATGCATTAGCTCAGAGAATAAGAAGAACATTGGGCGAACCAATGGTTCAAGTTGAGCTTAGTAGTGAACAAATGTATGAGTTAATTGATGTAGCAATCGAATACTTCACAAAGTTTGCAGGTGTAACAGAAGAATATCTAGTTTTTAGATCTGATTTATACAAAAGAGGTGTTGGACTTAGAATAGATATGCTTTTTAGTGTTACTCCAGACATGTATAATACAGATAGTAACAGTCCATCATTGAGTGCATGTTATGATTATGACATGGGTGATTATAGAAAGGTAGTTGATGTATTTTCATTTGAACAAGGTGATAATCAAGGTGTAAACACACTTTTTACTATTGAAAACACAATCGCACAGCAAGCATATTTTGGAAATCTTTTAGGTAACGTTGGATATGATCTTATAACATGGCAAGCACTTAAAACTTGGATAGATACTAGAGAAAAAGTATTAGCATTGAAACCGTATCTTAGATTTTATCCTGAAACTCAGATATTAAAAATATTACCTGAACCAAATACAACATTATCTCCATATTATGGATTAATTGGAGCTAAAGTTCAAAAAAGAATTAAAGATTTAGTCAGTAATTCTTGGGTTTACAAATATACTCTTGCATTATCAAAAATAACATTAGCTCATGTTAGAGGAAAATATGCAGGTACAAATTTATTCGGTAATCAAACCGTAAATTATCAAGATTTAATGAATCAAGGTATCAAAGAAAAAGATGAATTAGAGAAAGAATTAGAAGAAAACAATATCGATACTGATCCGGTTCGTTTTTTCATTGGCTAATGAAAAAAAATAGAAATTATACTCAAGGAATTTATAATTGTAAAAATCCAGACAAGTATAAAGGAACTCGTCCTATTATATATAGATCAAAATTAGAATTATTATCATTTAGATATTTGGATAATAATCCTAATGTGATAACATGGGGATCGGAGTCAATAGTGATACCATACCAATCACCCAAAGACGGAAAAATACATAGATATTTTGTTGATTTAGTTGCTGCATTAAAAGCAAAAGACGGGACAATTAAAAAATTACTGATAGAAGTAAAACCAGAAAAACAAACTAAACCTCCTACTATTACCAACAAAAAAAAGCAATCAACTATGCTTTATGAAAAAGTTACATGGGCTGTAAATCAAGCAAAATGGCAAGCTGCAAAAGCATGGGCTGCAAATAAAGGATATATTTTCATAATTCTTAATGAAAAAAACTTAAAAGAGAGTAAGTAAGTGATATAAATAATTATATGAGCAAAGCTTATAACCTAATCGTAGAGTCTCCAAATTATGACTTAAAAGTTCTAGTAAGTGAACAAAATAGAAATTCTCCATCAGAAATGTTTTTATATGGACCCTATTTATTAGCAGCAGAAGCAAATAGAAATAAAAGAATCTATCCATTAGAAGAAATGGTCCGTGAAGTATCTCGTTACGATAAGGAGATGATTAAGGAAAAAAGAGCAACTGGTGAATTAAATCACCCAAGCAGTCCCGAAGTAAATTTAGAGAGAGCTTGTCATATTGTTTCTGAATTAAAACAAGATGGAAATTTATTTTATGGTAAATCTAAAATTCTTTCCACTCCTATGGGGCAAATTGTAAAGTCATTAATTTTAGATGGAGTTAAACTCGGAGTTTCTTCTCGTGCATTAGGAAGAGTTGACCAGAAAAACGGAATTGGTCATGTTTCTGATTTTCGATTGGTTGCAATTGATGTAGTTGCTGATCCGTCAGTTCCTACTGCATTCGTAAATGGTATTATGGAATCAAAACAATGGGTTCTTGCAGACAACGGCGAATTTGAAGCTTTGTATGATCAATTTGAAAAAAATATTTCAACACTTCCATTAAAAGAAAAAGATTCATATCTACGTGAACAATTTATTTGGTTCATTAATGAATTGAAAAAAGCTTAATTGTAATAAATAAAGATAAATAATAATATGAGTATTCGTAATTTAATTTCAAAATTCTTAACACAACTTTGCGAAAAGAACTATTCTGAAGCAAATAAATCCTTAAATCAAATTGTTGAGAATAAAACAAAGGCAGTAGTTAAAGCAATAAGAAAGGTTGATAGTAGTGAAAAACCAAAAGCACCATATGCAAGACCTGTAATGAAAAAGAAGGCTACCGTTAAGGCAGTGAAAAAACTTCCAAAGGATTCAAAATCTTCAAAAGATTCTTCTAAGCCAAAAAATGAAAATAAACCAAAATTAAGATCAGATGATACCGTAAGAGAATATAATGGTATTAAGGAATGGGAAAAGAGAATGGAAGATTATAAAAAAAATCGCTAAAATGGGATTAATTAAGAATAAGTAAATTATATAAAACATATGAATTTCAAAGCAATCATCGAATCCTTAGATAAGAATGTTATCAGCGAAGAAACAGCATCAGCTATCGTTGAAGCATTTGAAACCGCTGTAAATGAAAAAGTAGAAGCAAGATTAACTCTCGAAGTTGAAAGTGCTCTCTCCAAACAAGATGAAAATCATGCTTCAAAATTAGAAAAGCTCATCGAAGCAATTGATACCGATCACACAGCAAAACTCGAAAAGGTCGTTGAAGCAATCAATAATGATCATGCTTTGAAATTAGAAAGTGTTGTTAGTTTCTATCGTAAGTCCTTAAATGAAAAGGCAGACAATTTTAAAAATAAAATGATCGATGAAGTTAGTAATTTCATTGACCTTTATTTAGAAAAGGCTCTTCCGAAAGAGCAATTACAGGAAGCTGTTGCGAACACATACGCACGTACACAGCTTGACAAGATCCGTTCCATTGTTGGAATTGATCAGGAAGCGATTGACGCTGGAATTAAGTCAACAATAGCAGAAGGTAAGAATCATATTGATGAACTTAATGAAAGACTCAACGAGTCCTATAAAGAAAATGAAGCTCTCCTAGAGAAGCTTAAGCTTGCTGGCACAGCACTTGTTTTGGAGAACAAAACAAAGGGTATGCCATCAAACAAAAAGAATTTTATCCATAAATTGTTAAACGACAAGGATTCTTCTTATATTGAAGAGAATTTTAACTATGTTGTTGAGATGTTCGAACGCAGCGAGGAAGAAGCTGCTACTGAACTCGTAAAAGAAGCGAAGGCATCGGCTAAAACCCGTGATGTCAAGGTTCCTAGCGTGTCAGTAGTTACTGAATCAGTAACAAACAACGATCCAATCGTTGGCGGATATCTGAATGAATTAAAGAAGTCTGAGAGTTATAGTAAAAAGTAATTTTTCTATAATTTAAGACTAATTAATTCAGTATTCTATCCATACAAAAACGAATATGAAAACTGTAAATCCTTCAACAGGCTACATTGATCGTTCACGTGCACAGCAGTTAGTAGAGAAGTGGGCACCAGTTCTCGATTATAGCTCCGACAAGGTTGCTCCAATCGAATCTGAACACCAGAGACTCGCAACTGCTATCCTCATGGAAAACCAAGAACGTTGGTGCATTGAAGAAGCTTCAAACATTTCAGGTAACTCTGGTGTTTTTGGCACAATCAACGCAAATTCTCCAAGTCAGTTCAGTGGTGATACATACGCAAAGGGTGATTCCCGCTTACCAAAGGTTTTAATTCCTATGGTTCGCCGTACTTTCCCAGAGCTTATCACAAATGAGATCGTAGGTGTACAGCCAATGTCAGGCCCAGTAGGTCTTGCTTTTGCATTACGTTACAAGTATGAGGCAGATAGCTTAGGCGGCAACGGTGTTGACGGTTATGCATCAGCTGGTCCAACTCAAAGTGGACCAGACGGTGTTTCCCGTTTATCATCCGACGAGCAAGAATTAGGCTATCAGTATTTGGATACACGATTCACAGGTACTTCAGCTTCAGCACTTTCCGGTCTTAGTGGTGTAGGTGTCACAGGTTCTCCTTTTGACATGATCGCCGCAGACGCAGGTGTTGCTGCACTCTTAAGTAACTATGAATTAACTGCTAACATCCCACAGGTTGTTGTTCAGTTCAGCAAAACAGCTGTAGAGGCTGGCACACGCCGTCTCGCCGCTCGTTGGTCCGTTGAACTTGAGCAAGATCTCAAGAACATGAACGGTCTCGACATCGACTCCGAATTAACTAACGCAATGAGTTACGAAATTCAGGCCGAAATCGACCGTGAAATGGTTATCAGAATGATCCAAACATGTCTCAATGCAGGTGGCCCCACAGGTAACTATGCTGGAAATGGATACTCTTATTGGTACGCACAGTCGGCTGACGCACGTTGGCTTGGCGAACGCAACCGTGATTTCTACAGTAAGGTAATTGTTGAAGCTAACCGCATCGCAATCCGTAACCGTAGAGGTTCTGCTAACTTCATTATTGCCACACCTCGCGTGTGTGCAATCCTTGAAATGTTACCAGAATTCCAGTGGATGACAGTTAACGGAAACGTTAACACACAGCCTACTGGTATCGCAAAGGTTGGTACTCTCGGTGGACGTTTTACCGTCTATCGTGATACACGTACTGATGCACAGTATCTTGCACAGCAGCGTAACAATGTGGAGTATGCCCTTTTAGGGTATAAGGGAACAGAATACTATGATACAGGTATCGTATACTGTCCATACATCCCAGTTATGATTCAGCGTACCGTCGGTCCTAATGACTTTGCTCCAAGAGTAGGTCTTATGACTCGTTACGGTGTAGTTGACCATATCTTTGGTGCAAGCTTATACTACCACCTCATCATAGTAAGTGGTCTCGGAGTCAACTTCGCAGGTAACGCAAGCGTAGCTAACTACCTCTAAGTTTAATCTTAGAAAAAAATAAAGCCTCCACACAGATTGCTATGTGTGGAGGCACTTTTTTTGTACTTTTACAAAAAAAAAATTAAAAATTAACTTTTTTCAAAATCACCCTCTATAACTTCTGAACTGGGTAATTTCTTCGTACTTTTATCAAACAACTGAGCCATAACTTGCTCTCTAGTTGCTATCATAATATTCGTAGTAGGTGGAGGTGGTGGATTATTAACATTAGATTCAATTTCCATCTTTTTAATTTCAATATTATTTTTATTTTGCTTATTTTGAATATTGATTTTATTTAATTGGTCTAATGCCTTTGTTGCTGAATTTATCAATTGAGATAAAGCAGCTAATTCCTTTGGGTCAGTTCCCGTTAAAATGTTATCCTTTATGTTCTCAATCGCATTTAAAGTAGAATCTACCAATTGTGCAGATTTTTCATAAACGTAGTCACCCACATTTGCATCTGTTAATGGCTCTGTTTTTACTATTTCGGTTTGTTTTGGTAAAGAAATTGAAGGAACTGCATCATTTTTTAATTGATCTATGATAGAATCTATTTCGGGATCGTTTGACATGATTATATATTACACTAATACTTACCCATTATCAAGAATTGACAAAGGTAAATTTTCAGATATCATGGATATATGAGTTCTTATGACCAGCTTTGGGTTGAAAAATGGAGACCAAAAACATTAGATGATTTAGTTCTTACAGAAGAGAATCGTAAATTCTTTTCTACTATAAATGAAGATACACCACATTTACTTTTATACGGAAATTCAGGTACAGGTAAAACTACTTTGGCTAAGATTATTGTCAATGATATATTGAAATGTCAACATCTTTATATTAATGCATCTGACGAGAATGGAGTGGATACCATAAGAAATAAGGTTACTTCTTTTGCACAGACTTCTTCTCTAGATGGAAAGAAGAAAGTGATTATTCTTGATGAATTTTGCGGTACATCTTCTGATGCTCAAAGAATCCTCCGTAGTGTTATGGAAGAGTATTCTTCTAATACTAGGTTTATTTTAACAGCAAATTATATCAACAGAATTATTGAACCCATTCAATCTAGGTGCTTGATGTTCAATATTATACCTGATAATTTTGAAGCTACTAAGAGATGCTGTAAAATTCTAAAAGATGAAAATGTAAAATTTACAGATCCGGAATTGGGTATGCTTTACAAGCATATTGAAACCAATCTACCTGATTTGAGAAGAATCATCAATGATCTTCAGAAATTTTCTATTAAAGGTGTTTTGAATATAACCGACGACAACAAATCTATTCAGACGGTTCAGAAAATTTATAGTGATTTACTGACAAAGATCGATTCTATTAAGATTAGAAAGTTTGTAATAGAAAACGAAAAAACATTTAATTCAGATTATCAGCTTCTTTTGAAGAATTTACTAGAAATGTTTTACGAAAATCAAAAACTAGATGAAATGAAAAAGAAGAGAATTCTAATAGAGATCGGAGAATATGTCTATAGAGACAATTTTGTTACCGATCACGAGATAAATTTCTTTTGCTGTATTATGGCGATAGAAAACGCTTTATCTTGAGTATTTCTTTAATTTCTTAGGAGTAGTAACAACAGCTGCTTGTGCTGGTACAGCTGGAATAGCAGTGTTATTTGCTGGTAAATCCTTATCGGTCGGTTGATTATTGATATTTACATCAATTTCAACTTTAACTGGTCTACCGTCAATTGGTTTTTCGTAACGATTAGGAACACTCTGAACAGGAGGTAAGTTATTTCCAAAGTTTAAAACTTCTACTACCTTAAAATCAGCTGGTACAGTAAATTCAGAAAATTCTGTTGGTACTTCTACTGTTCTTGGGTCCATTTTTAAGACTAAGAAAGAATCACCTGCACCTTCGTTATCATTAACATCCTTTATATTTTGCATTGCACCATTACCAACGACTCTTTTAATAAAGAAAAAATATTCTCTTTCTACTAAATCATTTAAAAAATTAGTAAAGATTTCATCACCGGAATAATGAGCTTTGAAGTACTCAGAATTGAAAAAATCTTTCTTGATTCTGATAGGTGATCCTTCTCTGAATCCACCATTTGAGTAGTGAGAAAAAGCAGTTTCTAATAAAGTATCAAATTTTGTGAATTTAGCCATAAAATATATAAAATACTTACCATTCAGAGCAAACATTTCATTATTTTTGTAATTATTAATAATGGCTACAATTGATTTAAATTCTATAATAAGACCTAAACAGGCCAATTATAAAACAGTTTTACCATCGAAGGTAATTAGTGCTCCTTTACCAGTATATACTGATATACATTTAGATATTAAAAAATCACAAAGTATAGGTGTTGGAAACAACCCATCAGCAACAATAAACGATATACTAGTAGATAATGATTTACAAGCAATAAAAAACTCATTAAATAATATTTTTACAACAAAAAAAGGTGATAAGATTTTAAATCCAAATTTTGGTTGTTCTTTAGAACAATTTTTATTTGAACCAGCTACTGAAATAGGAGCAAAGGCTATAGGTGATACTATAAACAATGCAATTACATTATACGAACCAAGAGTTACAGTAATAAAAATATTTGTTCAACCTAATCCACAGTCAACAATTAATCTATTTAATTTAGCAAATACAAGTGGGAAAGTTGTAGAGAATAACTCGAATGGGTATGGACCCGGTTACGGAATCACCGTAGTTTACAAAATAAATGAAATAAATAAACAAGATACTATGTCTTTAGTAGCAAAAATAGGTGGTCAAATTATTTATCAACACTAATTATTAATAATGAGTAATAACAATTCAGTTTTTGATAAAAATTCCTATGTTGCATTTGATGGAACTAGTATTAGAGATTTGGTAATAAGCCGTTTAAATCAAGGTCAAGTTTTTACCGATCAGAATTATCAAGGCTCCAATATATCAGCAATAATAGATGTTATTAGTTATACATTTAGTACTCTTTTATATTATTTAAATAAAACATCATCTGAGAGTATGTTTTCAGAATCTCAAATTTATGAAAACATGAACAGAATTGTTAAAATTTTAAATTACAATCCTGTTGGCAGATTAACACAAAATGTACCTTTTACATTATCTACAACGTCTTCTCTTAGTTCTAATAATTACACAATACCTAGATATTATTATATTAATTCTGGTGGTAGTACCTACTCTTTAAATCAAGATGTAAACTTTACAAAATATTTACAAAACGCATCCGAAGTAATCTCTGATATATCTAACTTATATCTTTTATATCAAGGATCTTTTCAAGAAAATCCCCAATATACAGCATTGGGTATTGATAATGAAATAGTGTACATATCTTTACCTGAAAATTATTATATAGATCATTTTAATATCTTTGTTTATGTAAAACCAATAGCAACTGGTGTTTGGGAAGAGTGGACTAAAGCAACTGATTTATTTTTATATTCAGCTACTGATACCGTTTATACAGTAAGAATGAATGGTAATCAAAATTACGAAATAACTTTTGGTGATAATATTAATGGAAAATCTTTAAGTAATGGTGATATAGTTCAAGTATATTATCTAAAAATAGATCCAAATGCTCAACCATTAGCTGCTAGTGGTTTAAATGATACCAATTTTATTCCATATAATACACTCACATATAATAATATAATTTCAGATTTAAACGCATCTCAAAATTATGTAACAACTAATCAATTATTAAATATAACTGTTAATAATGATTATCCATCAACAATTTATTTAGATATTGAAAACGTTGATTCGATAAGAAAAAATGCACCAAATGCATTTAGATCACAATATAGATTAGTTACGATAAATGATTATCAAACATATGTAAAAACAAATTATTCAAATCTTTTAGCTGATGTTGCGGTTATAAATAATGATGATTATTTAAAAGAACATATAAAATATCTTTATGATATAGGTTTAAATCAACCACAATTAGAAAATAGAATTTTATTAAATCAAGTTAAATTTGCAAATAATTGTAATTTTAATAATATATATTTTTATTTTGTTCCTAATAGCGAATCACAAGAATATTTGTTATCAACTCAAAAAGAAATGATATTTAATGATATAAACGAAAATAAAACTATAACATCACAATTAGTTTCTGTTGATCCTGTTTATATGTATTTAGATTTTTATGTTCCTAATGAATATATAACTGCAAGTCCAAATGATTTATCCACATCAAAATTAGTTATAACAAAAAACCCAAATTCAAGAAGAGCAGATTCTTCTATAATTGCAGATGTACAAAAAGTATTAAGTCAGACTTTTAATAGACAAACCAATACACTTGGTCAATATATAGATATATATGAATTATCTACTTTGATTTTAAATATCGATGGTATAAAAAATATACAAACTTATAGATCTGACACTAATACATATGTTGAAGGTATTAGTTTATTAGTATGGAATAATACATATCCAGAAAGAGATTCTAATGTATATTCTCAAAATCTAAAGTTAAAAAATTTCCAATATCCTATATTTAATAATCTGGCAAATATTTCATCAAGAATATCTGTGATAGATCCAACTGGAGTTATAAAGGCAGCTGATTTTTAATATAAATGAATCCTAATTTTACTATAAAACCAGATAAAGGATACGTTGATACTAATTTTATATTTAGTGTTAGTAGTTCTCTTTTAAGTCAATGTAATAGTATAGTTTGGAACTTTGGTGATGGTACAGAGAAATTAATATATTCTAATTCTCCAGTTACCACAGCACAACATAATTTTGCTCAACCTAGTATATATTCAGTAAATTTATATTGTTTAGATTCAGATAACACACCATTATCAGCTTTTTCTGCGAATATAAATGTTTTATCATTTGATGGTGCTTATTTTACAGTATCACCAAATGATTATGGATATACACAATCAACCAGTTTTACATTTTTAATAAATGATGAAACTTTAGAAACATATGCTAATTTTTATTGGGATTTTGGTGATAATGTAGGAAACAGCACAGATCCTAGTCCCTCTTATACATATACAAGATCAGGTGATTATAAAGTTACACTTTATGTTTATGATGGAAATCAAAACGTAAAATACATATATTCAAAAACCATAAAAGTTAGATGGTTTTTAGCTGATGCATATTCAGGATACGCAAAAGCAACTCCAATTTATTTTAACAACAAATTAACCGGATATAATAATTTTTTATGGGATTTTGGCGATAATACATATAGCAGAGAACAAAACCCAACTCATACGTATCAGAAACCGGGCAAGTATACGGTAAAATTTACTTTTTTTGATTCTAATGGAAATTCAATAACAGATACTGATTTTATAGAAATAAAGTTTTTTCTGAATGAATCAATTTATTTTGATTTTGTTCCCCCTGCTACATATGCTGGTCATCTAAACAGATATCCTTTTAGATTGAACATAACATCAAGTTCAACGGATTCACATTACATAGATTTGGGAGCACAATTTTCTAAATCTTATAAATATCAAGAACCGGAAAACAAATGGTCGTTTTTAAGACCACAATGGAGATTTTTAGACAAATCAGGAAAGCAAATAGATACAATAAAAACAATTGATACTCCTATAAAGATAGACAAGTATGGTAATCTGTCATCGACAGGGACAGTAATAGGCGTTTCGGGATTTGCTGAATTTTATTTTATTGATGATTTATACAATTTAGATTTAGCAATAAATAATCAACCATATACAACAATAATAGCAACATTACAAACTAGTGCTTTACCCATAAACAACGGAGATCATAATTATGATGATAAAACTCCTAGTTTCGCAAATAGTTTAGCAACAATAACAGTACCACACATATTTTTAAGTAGAGATCCGGATTTTATAGAAATAACCGAAAATTTAAATAATCAAATACCAAAAATTAAATTTACAAATCAAAATATACCATTTTTAATAAATTTAGGTTTTAATAAAAATTATTCATATGATGATTTATATGATGGTAACAACACACAAATTGTTAATAAATTTGAATTTGCTCACTACATACCAAACGATTCATCTTTTAATTTAAGTATAAATTTATCAGCCTTTAATTTATCAGGTAATGAATTGAATTTTAATTATATTCCAAATAATATTCAATTTAATTTTAAAGATTCAAATGGATTCATATCAGGCGGGTATTATAAAGGAACTTTCTCATATGGTAGTAGTTCAATAGATAACTATATCACAGCAAATGGTTATTATCCAATTCCAAATAAAGCATCTCAATTTTATAATCCTGTTTTATGGATATCTAATCCAAATGCAGGAATGATTGCACCTTCTGTTTATTTTAAAAATCCAAGTTTGGATTCTATTACGAATCAGTATTTAGATAAAAGATATACTAATGCGTTTAATATGCCGATTTTATCACCTAAACCTGATGTTGATTTTTTTGCTACTAATTCATATGCTACATCTGGTTATCATGGAATCTATAGTATAGCTGCATTACCTGCACCAACATATCATGCTTGGATGGTTGATTCGGAACTTGATATGTTATACAGAGTATCATTTAAAGGTGATATATTAGTAACTGTTGATTTGCAAAATACTGTAGTTAATAATGGTTTTATTAAATTAACTGAATATGTGAATGGTAAAGTTACACCATGTTCTGTTTCGGTGGATGGTAATAATAATGTTTGGGTTGCTTTATATGATACACCTCATGTTTTGAAGTTTGATAATAAAGGTAACCTTCTCAAAGCAGCTACCTTTAATCAAAATTTAATAACTTATCCGACTAATAAATTCTTTTTAGATAGCCAATCTGCTATTATCGAAACAGATCCAAATATTACTCTCAATCCACCTTTGACATTGAACGATTTGATAATAAATCCAACCTTTGTTGAAACCGATTTAGATAATAACATATGGGTTAGTTATTCTAGTCCCGTTAGTGGATGGTTAGTAAAATATGATACTAATGGTACACAATTAACAGCATTATCATATCCAGCATATTCTTGTCCACAGGAAATAGTTTGTGATAATAAAAACAATATATGGGTAGTATTAAGTGAAGATGTTGGTGCTAGAAATGGTTATTTAAATAAATTAGACTCAAAGGGTAACGTTTTAAGTTCATATGGGGCATTCAATGGAATAAATCATATTACATTAGATGTAAATCAAAATCCTTGGTTTACATATAGTTATGATTGGGTTGGCACTATACAAAATGGTATTTTTACAAAAATAGAAATAACAGACTTTAATTATTTCGATTATGGTGGGATGGATTGGTTTAAAACTAAACAACAATCTAGAAACATTAATAACGTTGATGATTTCAATAATGCAGATGAAACAGCATTAGAAGGAATTGCTAGTGATATTAAAAATAACATATATGTTATACACTCAATAGAAAATAGAATTTATGTTATAAATGCAAATGATTTTACTTTATATGATAATTTTATAATAAATCCAAAAGGATTTAGTTTTAATTTAAGTGCGGAAAGAACACCCACATATATGACTTATGATCAGTGGAATAAGTCGTTACAAGCAAGTGGTGATTGGTCGGGATTTAGATGGTATAATAAATACTCTGATATACACTATAATGATCCCAACAAGTTTTCGGTTAAAAATGGAACTTATTATAAATTTTTAAGTGGAAACTCATCAATAGAATATAATACAAATAATATAAAATATTTTTCTATCTATGATAGAAATTATTATGATTTATTTAAAATTAATGAAAATTTTGATTTAACAAAACAAATAAAATCTTTTTCATTCCAAGAATGTCTTCAGAATAGTCAAAATTTGTTTGACATATTTTTAAATCCTATTTTTAATAATACTACAAACGGTCATGATGCTTTGGGTACTTCTACGTATGAAAAAATAGCTAATTTCATATCAAATCAATCGGACATAGATACTTGTGATGTTAATTCTTTATATGATCTATCTAATCAAATATCTTTAGATACCGATGATTTTAGATTGAATTATCCGATTGATATTAGAAGATCTATGGATATTTTAAGTATAAATCAAAGTAGATTATTTGGTTCATATACTGATGATAGTTATAATTTTAACACCATAAGTAAAAATGGAAATGAAAACAGAGGTGATTTGTTAGATTCTAAAACATATGTAGTATCGGCTGGAATACCAATAATATTAAAAAAGAATTCGTTGGAAAAATATCAATTAATTAATACGGGTAAAATAGACACTAAGGGTAATTTAAATGCTTTAAACGTTTCTGTTAGTGGTAGTAAAAACTACAGTTTGAGTAGTTTGGCTAACTATTTACAATTAGGATCAGATTGGGAAAGATATTATGAATTTTATTCATATAAACCATCAAATAATTTAACTTTGTCTGATAATTTAGTAGATTGGGATCTTTCTAATTTTAATCGAGATCAAATGATATCTTTTTTAAATAAAACAATTAATCAAAAATATCCAGATACATTTTTAAATTGGAATACAGATGATGGAGTCATGGAATTTATATTTACATATCAATTTTACAAAGGATTGGGTTTAATTTGATTGTAAAATTATAAAATTTAAATAATTAGTAATATGGGATCATTTAATATATCAAAAAACGGAACATATCCATATGAAAAATATTTGATATCTCCAGATTTATTAAATCAAAATTTATATTATTTTTTGGATAATCCTGTACCAGCAGAAAATATTTTTAGATTTGTTAATAATCCTAAAAATGATATAAATTCATTTTCTGATGTTTATAGTGGTGTCAATTATGACTATGGGTATTGCAGTTATACTATATTAGTTACTGATAATCTCAAATATCTAACATCTTATTCGCCGGGTGTAGCTGATACCTTTACTTGGAATGTTTCAAATCTTAGAGTTAATAATTTAAATATTTTTAACTACATGTATATTGATTTCAATGGACCACATTTACAAAATAAGACAACAGATCAAAGTCATATATTTAATTCATATCTTTTATATCCTCAGAAATTATATTTAAAACCAGTATCAGTAACAGCTAATAATGATGGAACGTTTACACTAGTTACTTCTTCTGTTTTAATAAATTATGATGCAACATATTATGATGATATTAATGCAGAAGAATTAGCATATAGATACCATTTAAATTATAAAAATACACCCCGTAATTTATTAAATATAAAAAACAATACTAATCCAATATCATTAGTTTATAGCTTATCAGCAACAAAAAAAGTCGTATCAAATCCTCTTATACAATTTACAAAAACTGATAATCCTATATCTTTTAAAAAGATATTAGAATCAAATAGTAAAATAAGAAACGATTCAGGATTTGTCAAATATTCAAGTTCAACTACAAAATATTCAGACGGAACGGTTAATACAATAGGACAAGTATATCCCGAAGAAATTCCTAATACGTTAAAAACGGGATTTAGAACTTCTTTCATTCAAGATTTAAATCCTGCAACTTTAAATTATTTACAAACCTTCCAACTATTCCAGAGTGCGGTTAATATATCGATTCCGAAGGAATCTCCCGCAAATGCAATATTAACAACTCAAATAAATTTAACTAGTACTGCTTTGAAGTATCAAAGTACATTTTATCTTGATTCAAATAATAGACCATTTAATCAGTTAACTGGAGTGCCCGGTACTAATTTAGAATTTTCATACATCGCAGATTCTCCAGTATTCTTTAATACTACTATGTCAGTTTTAACTGGAGTTAGTGTAAATGTAAATTTAAATACACCAATAAACACTTCCCAAAATCCATATGATACAGTCACATGGACAGTTCCATATCCAATTTATCATTATAGTTTCATAAATTCTTTCCAAGATAGTAATTTTAAAACACCTAGTGACAGTTATAATTTAAATTTTAATTTATCTTCGGGAATAGTACAATCTGATGCAGGTTCTGCACTTATTAAACTATGTTTAGCTAGTGAATATGGAAGTCAATTTTTAGATATTAACACATTTGCACCTAATGATTCTGCTCGTTTGGTTTTAATAGATAAGATAGTCAATCTTACTACCGACACGAGAATAACATCAGAAACCAATAACGCAGTACCATTAGATTATTATGTACCTAACTATATAGATGTTAGTTTAGTGAAATTACTATCTTGTTTTTATGGTCCTAATGCAGAAAATTATTATGATTTAACTACAAGTCCATATATTCCAGTTAATCAACTTGGAAATGGATTTAAAATAATAGGAGCAGCGGCATATGATAGTTTTACTGCAAATTTCAGAGCAAGTTTAAGTAGTTTTGACTTTAATGATAGAATTGATTCATCTTGTGTTAATACTGTTAACATTACAACAACAGCTTTACCGCATAATGTACCGATTTATTTTAACATATTAAGAGAAAATCAAAATTTAATAGAGCTAGATATATCAAATATAAATAATGATAATTTATATCCATATAAAAATTTAACAAATTCAAATATAAGTTGGAATTTTACTTGCAATTCACCGCTATCTTCTAATATTAAAATATATTCTATAAATAGTATCAACGGAATTATAACATATATAACTCCAAATCAATCAGTTCCATTTGATAGCACCACACAAACCATATACGTTTCAGGTTACGGTCCAGCATTAACAACTATAACTTTATCATCACAAAAATACAATCAAACTTATACTATAAATACAGATCCAAGACTTTTTGATTTCTTATCTCAAAATAATTTTGTTATAGGAGAAAGTCCATTGACAGCTAAAAATAACACAGTCAACTTTACATTGACAGCTGGTGTTAATGTAGACGGTATTATATACAACATACCAGATTATGTTCCATTATATTGGACATGGACTAATGATTTAACAGCTTATAAAATAGATGGCACTCAATATAAAAGCGGTCAAGTTGATTTTGCATTCAATTTATCTTCTATAAATATTTCAGTTACATTACCAACAAACGTAAATTCATTTACAAAATTAACATTACCGTTTACATTAACTTCTCACTATAAAACAGAGACAGTTATAGCAAAATATTCAGCAGTTGTAGAAAACTATCCTGATCCTTCGGTGTTTAATTGCGATTTCAAAACACTTTTACCATTAGCTCAATCTTTACAATTTCAAACATTCGGACAACAATACAATTTATATACTAATCCGAATTATTTATATACGGTAAATGCACAATACACATGGCTTAACGATCAAATAGGTTCAGCTATAGTTGCAGACACGAGAAGTAAACAGAATGTAATAACAAGGCCAAATACAGATTTGAATAAATATGTATTTTATACAAATACTGATGTTTTACCTAAATTAAAGGCGGCATATTACCAATGGAATATTACTGATAATTTAGGTACTAATTTTAAATTAAGTTCAACTAATATAAATAATATTTCAGCATTACCTTATAGTGTAAGATCAGGAGCAACTACCACTTATGTTAATTTATGTGCAATTTCAGCTAGTCCCGTTGGTTGGAGTTTTAAACATGATATAGTATCAACTACTATAATTAACACAATACCAGAAAATCAATTTTATACGAGTCCTGAATTTATAGTATATCCACCATATACTTGGCAAACTGGTAACAGTGGATATTTGACATTAATAGATAATACAAATTATACATTATCAATTGCTCCTACTGCATATGATAATAAAAAATCAGGAACTCAAAATTTTTATTTTTCGGCAAATGTAGTTGGTACTGAATATGATTACATTTTTGGAAATATTCCAACAATATATTCATCAAATAATCAAATAGCTTCTTTCGAAATACCATATTTATATAATGGTAGTCCAACAGGATTAAGATCAGTATTTGGTTTAAATACAAAACTTACAGCATATAGTAATTTATATCCGAAATATCCAAATATAAAAGATTTAAGTTTTACCTCTGTAAAATCCAATAGTTCTATATATGTAGATTATTATAGATTAACAGCAACTACTGTTGATTTTAGTGGATCAACAAATCCAACAAATGCATTCTATCAATCACCTAGAGTAGTACCATACCAAGAATGCACATTAGAAGTTTCTGCGGTCGATACTGCTATTGTATTTGATTATCATGCAGCAACGCAATTCTCAGCTTCTTTTAATCCAGTTACTTCGATAAATTTAGATAATAATATATTCGTCGGTGTTGTTCAAACAATAACACCACCAAATACAGCAAATAGTCCAGTTAGATTAATACAATCAGCATTACAAGGCACAGTTACATATATGATTTCAAGTAGACATTGGGTTGAACATATAACAGTACCTGCATTGAATGGAATATATGATCTATTCAGTCTATATGTTGGAGATGCTACAAATCCATTTACAGTTGATCCTTATGTAATGAATCCATTAATTTTAAGTGCAACTTCTAATTTCAATGTTAACATACCTTCAAGTACATTCGGATTATATAATAACTATAACGGTAATACTAATTTATGGAATAGCGTATCGCAAACCTCAAATTTAGAACCGAAAACAATATATGCGTATACAACAAGCGTAAAACCTGATATTTATTTGGGAACATATTATGCATTGACAGGAGAACCTGTAAGAATAGAATTTCAAACACCCGAATTAGCAAATCAAAATGTAATTGATGGTTTAACTAATTTGGTTGATAATATTCAAATAACATCATATAGAATAAATTTTGGTGACGGTATTTCTGAATATCATAACATAAATGACGTAATACAACATTCTTATTCTTCAGCTGGTGTTTATATTTTATCTTATGATGTAAATTACAATAACGGAACGAATGAAAATTTCCAATTATTGAATAGTCCGATAACAATTTACGAGAATTGGCCTACCTTTGATCAATCTCAAATTAGATTAATAAATGAAACATTAGCTTTACCTTGGACATTAGATCAAATAGAAATACAGCCAAACGAATTTGGAGATGTCGATATATTCAATACAGCAATTTCTAGATTATATGATTGTTTTGATTATCTAAAATATAATTGCCAAACTATCAATACAGATTCTCCCACTTTATTTTATGGGTGGTTAGGATCTAATAGTTCAGATTTATCAAGAGGTATACAGTGGCATACTGTAAATTACAATTCTTATTATTATACAGAAGTACAAAATGCAGTATCTAATGGTACTACTAACTTTCAATCATTAATTGATTCAGTAGTTACTAAAAATTATTTATTCTTCATTGATAATGGTAATATAAGAGGATTTTATGGTTATAAGATACCAGCTGAAATACCATTTCATAATATTAAACAAATTTCTCAATTATTAGTAAATCCAGTATCAATTGATTTTGACGAAGTTAATAACAATCTTTATGTAGTTGATAATTTTAAAAATAAAGTCCATAAACTTAATTTAAGTTATGGTATTACTCCGGAAATCAATATACAATTATCTATTGGTAATTTTGGTAATAGAGGTGATACAAACAAATTCAACAATCCAAATTTAATAAGATTTGATAAAAACGATCAAACTGTTTTTGTTTTAGACTTTGGAAACAAATGTATAAAACATTATACTAGAGATTTAAATTGGATGTATACATATTTTACATCAGACTTTTTAAAACAAAACTATGACCCGATATCATTTGCAATTCATCCAACTACTTCACTAGTATACGTTTTAACTAAAAATTCATTAATTTATGTTTTTGATAATAAAGGAGAATTAATTAATTCATTTGAATTACCTGAAGTATTAGCAGAAGGATTGAGTTTCAAAAATTCATTAATATTCGATCAAGGTGGTAATTTTATATACATAACAACTAATAATATAATATTTAAATATTCTATATTAGGGGTATTCATATCGACAGTAAACATACCAAATAATAACAATGAATTAGTTTATGTTAATTCTAGAACATCATATGACCAATCTCTAATTTTCATAACTTCAAATTCATTAATAAAGTGTCAAGATATAGTTAGTTTATTTAGAATAGGTCAAGGATTAGGTAATCAATATTGGACAAGAGAACAAACCTACGCATATAGGGATGAATTTACCCAAGATATAGTTTATAATAGAGCATTTACTAGATTTATACAAAATATTAAAAGTTTTAGAAATGTGTTTGATTCTAAATTTGTAATTGTAACAGAACCAAAACCATATGGAACTGTTAGTTATTTTTCAAAATTACCGATATACGTAGATTCTAGACCTGTTTTTTCAAGTTATATTGAAAACGAAGAAATAGGAGTTGGTGTAAATGAATTTAATATACCTCAAGTTATAAACAGAGAAATATCTAAAATTTATGATAGTTTAAATACTTTATTAAATTATATTTCTATTACAAATGCAGTGACATTAACTGGAATTAATTTAGGTTGTTCAGAACCATTTTGTTGGTCTTGGAAAGCTATGAGTTGCTATAATTTAACATTACCTGTAATTCGTATTTGTAATATAAATCCTATAACTTATTCTGAATTAAGATCATCAAACGCATCTATTTACAGTTATGCACCAACTGTAACTTCATCAGATTTTCCTAATCCGTTTTCTTGGGGATTAGCAACATCTAATTGTTGTAATGAAAATATCAGTCCTTTAGGGTAATTATTAATATTAATCATGTCACGTTTTCACGAAAAATATCATAGATCTAATCACCATACAAATCCATCAGGATTAAATCCAGATGCTGGACATGATCCGATAGCAAGTCCTTCATATCCATTTCAGGGTATGTTTGTTTTAAATGGACCTTTAAGTGCATTTACACCTACAACAAGTGCATATAGTGCTGCTTTGCTCGGAGCAAAGGTGGGTATTAATACAACATCACCAACTAAACAATTAACTGTAAATGGTGATACCGAATTAAATGGTGATTTATATCTAAATGGTTCTTTACACGTAAATAATGTTACTACAAATCACAATAACGTAAATCAGATTAATAGCGATACTTTATATCTTTCTTCAGCTGGTGTTAAACCTGCGTTAACTCTTGAGCAATTTAATATAATTCCGAATCAATATTCAATCATGGAAGCTTATTACCATGATTTTATAAATACAAGAAGAATAGCTTTTTATATAGACGGAAAATACTCAACACCCGGTTTCATCGGCATAGGAACATCCACACCAAATAGAACTTTAACAGTCGTGGGTGACGTAAGTTCTAATCAAACACTATATAGTAACAGTTTGATAGTAGGAACAGGAGCATCAATATCTAATGCTGATGTTACTGTTTTATCTAATAATCCTAATGGAGGTTTATTTGTAACACAATCTTCAGATCAGGGTTTTGCATTAAAGGTATCAGATCAAGCAGGTAATGATCCAAGTCCATTTGTAATTGATAACGCAGGTAATGTGGGTATTGGTACTACAAACTTAGGT